CGCGGGCCTTGATGATGAAGACGCCGGCCTACGGCAGCGGGTAGCGACCGAGATTATAGACTGGGAAATGGGCAAGCCGACCCAGCGCCAGGAGGTCAGCGGGCCAGATGGGAAGGCAATAGAGGTTGACGACACTCGAGCTGAGTACCATAGTCGAGCCCTGGACACACTCGCTCAAGCCCTCGGAGGTCTCTTGGCTGAGCGAAGTGATGGACAGCGAGGCCCTGTGGATGCCACAGAGCACACCGCAGTGGATGGCAGCGCTGAGTCAAGCGGATGAGGTCTACTATGGCGGGGCGGCGGGGGGAGGCAAGAGTGACCTGCTGCTTGGCCTGGCCGCCACAGCGCACCGGCATTCCATTATCTTCCGGCGAGAGCTGACCCAGCTATCGGGGCCGGCGGGCCTGATCGAGCGAAGCCGAGAGATCATCGGCACGAAGGGGCGGTACAACGGGATAGAGCATGCGTGGCGCGACCTGCCAGGCAAGCGGGCGCTGGAGTTCGGGGCCTGCCAGTATGACCGGGACAAGCACAAGTACCAGGGCCGGCCACACGACTTTATCGGCTTTGACGAGCTGCCCGAGTTCTTGGAGTCGCAGTACCGCTTCCTGATTGGGTGGCTGCGGACGATTGACGAGGACCAGCGTTGCCGAGTGATCTGTGCGGGCAACCCGCCGATGCACGCAGACGGGCAGTGGGTGATCGAGTATTGGGCGCCGTGGTTGAGCGAGCATCATCCCAACCCGGCGCAACCGGGGGAGCTGCGTTGGTTCGCCGTCGTGGACGGCAAGAATGTCGAAGTCGAGGGCCCTGAGTCCTTCGAGCACAATGGGCAGGAGATCACGCCGAGGTCGCGGACGTTCATACCGGCAAAGCTGAACGACAATCCGTTCCTGAGCGACACGGATTATGGCACAGTCCTGAACAACCTACCGGAGCCGCTACGAACGCAGCTTCTCTATGGCGACTTTACCATCGGCGTGCAAGACGACCCGTGGCAGGTGATACCGACTGAGTGGGTACGGCAGGCACAGCGGCGCGGGAAGCAAACAGAACAGCCAGATACGCCGCTCTCGGCACTCGGCGTGGACGTGGCCAGGGGCGGCGATGATCAGACGGTGGTCGCCAAGCGATATGATACGTGGTTTGCGCCTTTGGTCAAGATAGAGGGACGACTGACGCCAGACGGGGAATCGACCAAGGTGGCGGTCCTTCGCACCCTGGAAGGCGAATCGTCAGCGATGCTCAACGTCGATGTCATTGGGTGGGGTTCCTCGGCCTATGATTCGCTGGCCTATTATGAATCCGAAGACGGGGAACACCTTAACGTGCTTGGCGTGAACTTTGCGGAAGCGACGCATGCACGTGACCGCTCGGGGATGCTGTCCATGCGCAACGTGCGTGCCGAAGCGTACTGGGGGCTGCGCGAGGCGTTGGACCCAGTGAAGGGTGACAACCTGGTGCTTCCCGACGATCCTGAGCTGTTGGCCGATCTGGTAGCCCCACGCTGGAAGCTGAGCGCAAGCGGCATCCAGATCGAGAGCAAAGACGAAATCAAGGCACGCCTGGGCCGCTCGCCTGACTGTGGCGATGCTGTGGTCCTGGCTCACTATGGCTCATACGGCGCTTGGATGACACTCTTATGAGACAGACGTACAAGGCGGCAATCACGGGTGGGGTGTACGGGGCCAAGGCACTGACGCTCGGCGACATGGACGAGTTCATGGACTGGGCCATTGACGCGGGCGACGGGACCAAGCCGCAAGACCTGTACGCTGCTGTGGCCTGGACATTCTGGTGTGTCAACCTGCGCGCCAACAACATCAGCCAGATCCCCTATGGCGTGTACAGCCTGGCCTTGCCCGAAGGGGACGAGGATGAGGACAACGCAGAGGAGTGGCCGCTTGACCTGGCACCGCTGCTGTGGGATGTAGAGGCGTGGCTGTCGCTCAAGGCGGCGGCGTATGTGCTCAAGCGGCTCGGGCGGCGATCGCAGCAGTTGGCGAAGCTGCAGGTGCTCAACGCCAATACGATGCGGGTGCTCAAGTACGACGACGATGGACCGACCGTATTTCGGCAGAAGGTGGGTGCTAGGGAGCGCGATTATCCGGCTGAGCAGATCGTCTATTTCCGCGCGTTCAGCCCGACCACTGACGTCGGCCCGGGCACCAGCGCGGGCGAGGTAGGGCAGAAGCCGGGGGAGCTGATCAAGAATGCCAATACATGGGCGGCTTCGTTCTTCGAGAACGGGGCCATACCGGCGGTGCTGCTGACAACTCAGGGCACAGTGCCCCTGGTGGAGAAGGAGCGCGTACAGACTGCCTGGCAGAAGATGTTCAAGGGCGTGCAAAAGGCATTCCGCACCGCCGTGCTGGAGCAGGGCCTCACGCCCACCGTCATCGGTCAGCCGGTCAAAGACCTGGCCATGCCGCAACTGGAGAGCACCAAGCGTGAGCAGATCCTGGCCGCCCACAACATCCCGCCTGGGTTGGCTGAGGCGAAGACGAACCGCGCCGAGCGGGACGCGCTGCAGTATGAGTTGTGGACGCAATCGCTCATCCCGTGGGTCCGCACACGCATACAGCCGGTGCTCAACGACCAGTTGTTCAACGAGCTGGGCCTGCGGGTGCTGTTCAAGACCAATGAAATTGAGGCGGTCCAGAAAGAGGAGATCGCCAAGGCTGAGGCGGCGGCATTCTTCATGAACGGCGTGATGTTGCCGATGTACAACGCGAACACGGCGAGTGTGGACGAGGTGCGGCGTGTGGGTAGCACCATTCTCGAGATGGCCGATCTGCCGCCGCTGGACGACAAGTTCACGCCAGAGGAGCGCTTGGCTCCGCAGTCGTTCGGTGGGCCACAGTCGCAAGAGGGGCCAGGGACGCAGCAGCCAGCAGGCGAGAGAATTGATGCACGCACCCGCCCAAAAGCAGTGGCCCCGGAATGGGGCCACCACCGGATCTCTTTGCCGAGCTGAGCCGGTGGAAGGCAAAGGCCATCCAGCGCGGCAAGGTGACGAACTTTAACAGCAGCATAATTCCCGACTGGCTCAACGCCGAGGTCGTGGCAGCACAGGAGGCTGTGGGCGTCGAAGGCGCATTCTCATTCCTCAAGCAGACGCCACTCGACGTGCGGATGGCAGCGGAGCGGCGCATCAAGCGCAAGATCCAGGCCATTCTAAAGGAGCGCCAGGCGCAGGCAGCGCGGGCGATCGAGCAGGGCGAGCAGTTCGACTATGAGGGGTTGGCCGATGAGCTGCGCGCCGCTGTGCAGCCCGAGCTATCGGCGCTGATGGTAGACAACGCCCTGCGGCTGTCGGTGGAGGTAGGCATCGGCTTTGACCCGGCGATCATCAACACCGAGGCGCTGCGCTGGGCGAGAGAGTACAGCTATGACCTCGTGCGTGGGCTGACCGACACCACGCGGCGCCAGTTGCAGGAGGCGGTGACGTCCTTCGTGCAAACGCCGGGGATGACGATCGGCGACATCGAAAGCCTGATTGAGCCAGCCTTTGGCCCGGTGCGCGCCGAGATGATTGCGGTTACGGAGACGACGCGGGCCTATTCGATGGCGACCAATGAGATGCAGGGGCTGTTGCAGCGGGAGATGCCAGAGCTGGCCGTGACCAAGGTCTGGAACACGATGAACGACGAGCTGGTGTGCTTTCCAGCCTGGACGATGGTGGATACGGATAAGGGGCAACGGCCTATTCAGCGAATCAGGCCGGGAGAGTATGTCCGAACGCGCACTGGCTATAGGCGCGTCATGGCAGCAGGCAAGCGGGAATATAGTGGGCAGATGGTGAGAGTAGAGACTGACAGGCAATCTGTGATAGCGACGGCGAATCACCCGTTCTGGACGCTAGAACAGGGCTGGTTGCAGGGGCGTGACCTCAAGGTCGGCCACACGTTGCAACTCGCGAATGACGAGGCGGCTAAGGTCTGTCGCGTTCTCAATTTTGCTTTCGGCGATACGGCATACCTTCCAACCGTGCTTTTGAAGGTAGCGCGCCTTGCGAGCATCGCGGGCCTTGTCCTGATGCCAGTATTCGCCATCGACTTCCAAGGCTACACGGGCAGTCGGCAACAGAAAGTCAATCGAGTATCGGCCCATTCGGGCCTCCTGGGCGTAGTCAAGCCCAAGGGCATCAAGGACCTGCCGGATGCGCTTTTCAAGCAGCGTTTCACCCTGAAAGGTGCGATAGCACGCAAAGCAACAGAATTGCCGGTTGGTGGCACCGGGCTGAATGCGGAACCGCTTGCCGCAATTGCGACAGTTGATGAACACGGGCGGGCGGCGGCATTCTTCAGAACAATAGCGCGGCTTCCAGCGCGATTCGCTGGACTGAAACTCTTTGCCGCACCGCTCACAGATGTGCGTGGACAGGAGCGTAACGCGACATTCCCAACTGCAATGGGTGAACCGATCCGAAACAGCGGCCCGAACCTCAAAGGTCTTTCCGCAGGTCGGGCAGACCTTCGAGATTATGTCGGCGGCCCGGACAGCATCGTAGCACTCGCGGCTACAATAGCGGCGCCCTTGTGCAATCTGCCCTTGGTTCTTGTAGGTCAACTTGCCGCACGTTGGGCAGGCAATCATCTGCCCTTGTTTGGTGAAGGCGTGGTAACAGGCATTCGAGCAGAAGGTATGCACGCCCTTGGATGGACGGTCACGCTCAAAGGTTTTGCCGCATTGGTCACAGATAAGCTGAAGGGACATACTGCACGACTCCTGACTGAGTTGGGCCTATTATATCACAGACTGTTGGGCACGTCAAGCACGGTCTACAATCTCCAAGTAGAAGGACCGCCAGAGTTTTACGCCAATGGCATCCTAGTCCATAACTGTGAGATATGTGGCCCACTTGAGGGCGCACCGGAGAGCGTATGGAGCGGGCAGTTCCCAAGCGGCCCGCCGGCGCACCCGCGTTGTCGCTGCGAGTCGGGTATCTCCTTCCTGACGCCGGAGCAGATGGCTGCCGAGTTCGCCGAGCGGCAGGCAGAGCGGGAGGCGTGGTTGCGAAGTGAAGGGTTGATTCAGTGAGCGAAGACATCGACATCAGCGGCCTCGACAAGCTACAGCGGGCCATCAACGAGCTGCACGGCCCGGCGCTGCTGCGCTTCAAGGGACGGGCGACCTACTTTGTCGCCGTGGCGCTCAAGGACATGTTCAAGCGCAGGCCTGCCGGGTCACACTCGCCCGTCATTTGGGCCAGTCGCAAGCAGCAGGCATTCTACCACTGGATGCGGCGCAAGGCTGGCCTGCCGCTTAAGTACAGCCGTGGCAGCGACCCGATGAGTCAGCGTTCAGGCGCAAGCTGGGCCATCTCGCGCCAGGCAGAGAGCGCCACCCTGGGCAACCGGGCGACCTACTCGCCCTACGTGGTGAGCAGCCAGTACCAGACCGAACAGCACAAGGCGACGGGGTGGCAGACGGACCAACAGATTGCAGATAGGGCGCTGAGCGACGGCACGATCAAGCGCATCGTGGACGCGCACATTGCGACCATCGTGCGCGAGGCGTTCAGGGGGTTATGATGGACCGCGAGTTCTGGCTACAGTTTCGCCAAGCGCTGCTGATGATGGTGGACATCATCGAGCGGTTCAAGCTGCCGGAACTGCCGAGAACGAGCGAGTTGAGGAAAGAGGCGAAGAGGCAACCCTGAGAGGAGTGCTGAGGTGGCGAAAATTGAACGGCTAAGCTGGGCATGGGCTGAACACGTCTTTCTTGACCCAGACAGATTTCCCGATGATGAAAGTGCAATGATTCGGGCCAAGTACCGAGTCGAGGGTCAGGATGAAGTGCTCATCGTTTTGGCGCACTGGTCAGAGCCCGTGCGGAACGTGACAGTCGAGGCAATGATGCTTGAGAAAATGGATGAAGAGGCACAGTGGGCCGCCGATCATCCAGATGAAAGGATACACGGGCACCTAGTCTGCGACTGACAACCTAACTGGCAGTCTACGCCGTAGAACGCCGCTAACTCTGTGCGAGTGTGACCACCGCACGGGATAGCGGCGTTTGCGTTTTGGGAGGGCAGCATGCCAAACCCGGCAGAGTACGATAACAAAAAGGACTGGATGGCAGCCTGCGTGCCTGTTCGCAAAGAAGAGGGCGACAAGCAGGACCAGGCAGTCGCCACATGCCTGTCCATCTGGCGTAAGCACACCGGGGAGCCAGAGCCGAAGGCCAAGGCAACCCCAAGCCTAGAGCAGCAGCAGCGCAGGATCTGGGAGGCGTGGAGCGCCACGCACAGGGGCGGCAGTGATGCACCTGCAATGGCAGAGGAGGGCTATGTCGTCGAGACCTTCGACGCCTATGTCATCGTTCAGAGCCAGGGCGCCTACTGGAAAGTGGGCTATTCGGACGACGGTGAGGTCGTGACATTCGCACCACAGGATAAGTGGCGCAAGGTCGAGCAGCAGACCCGCTGGACACCGGCCAAGAATGCCCTGAAGGCCATCTCGCGCACCGACGACGAGCTGCGTGTGGGCAACTACATCGTCCTGTTCGGCGGGCGCGATCTGGAGGGTCTTGGCAGCCCGATGGTCAACGAGGATGGCACCCGTGGCGAGTTCTTCATGCCTACTACCCAGTTCGAGAGCGCGTATACCAAGGCCGGC